TCCTTTAAAGTGTCAAGCGTGTTGAACAAAGACTGAGTAACCACAAGAACACGGCTATATGCTGGATCAAGATCAACGTTCAGGATGTGCTTAAGGCTATCTACAAGAGTATCAGTGGTTGTTTTCTTGGCCGTGAATGACTGCAATACAGGCGCAATCATCGCGTTGTAAGTATTGACAGACTTCTCGTTAATGGACTGGCCAACAAGTGAGGTCAAGTCCACTGCTGAATCAGCGATAGCTTCTTCGGACAGTGGAATTGCGCCACGGTATGTTCCTACAGACCAATCAACTTTATTGAACTCAGGCTCAGCAAGTTTGGGATTTTCTTCCAATTCTGCCACGCTAGAAAAACGATCAGTTGCTCGTTTCAGAATCGGGTACGTGCCCTTAGGAGTGGTAACCGGTGTCTTGGTGACCAGAGTGGAAAGATCCACAACCGAATTTACTTCTGCGGTAGGGTCATAAATAATTTCTTCCGGAATCAGCACGCCTGCTTCGGTCGAAGTAACGTGACTGGCTGCATCAATCACCTTGCCATGGCTATGGATGAAGTCGTTGATAGCTTTCTTCTTGACGTCAATTGGCTTTTCCTTTAAGTCGGTACCATTCGGATTAGCCTTGTCTTTTGGCTTGTCAGAGTTAGAATCATCCTTCTTTTCAGCTTCAAGGGCTTTAATCTGATCGTTAATAGCGTCCCGGCGTGCCTTGGCAGCGGTCAAGTCGTCCTTGATCTTTTGAAAATCATCCACAGATGCATTTTCATCTTGTAGCTTTGCATTAAGCTGAGCGTTTAGGTCGGCACACTTGGCGCTAACTTCATTAAAAAGCGTTTGTAATTTGTCCATTATTGGACCTCCTTTTTTTCATAAAAAATAGCCAGCTTCTTGTTTAGCAGATCATTCTGCTTTGGAAGTTGACTACGTAACTTTTTATTTTCATCTTTCAGATTCTTAATTCGTTGAACTGCTTGATGCGAAATAATCGGGCCCACCGCATTTACAATTGGTGTATCGAAATCTAGCTTTTCATCTGCCAATCCTAATTCGACAGCTTGATCAGCATCTAGCCAAGTTTCTTTGTCCATCAATGCTAAAAATTCATCGGCAGGTTTCCCAGTCTTTGCAGAGTACAGGTTTGCAATTGCACTATCGGTAGTTTTCAGCATGCCAGAAGCAGCATCCATCTCGCGCGAATTACCACTAGCATCACTTGATGCTCGATGAATCATCATCTTAGCACCGGGCGCCATCTGAACCTTATTAGCCCCCATAGCAACAATTGTTGCAGCAGAATACGCGTTTGACATCACCTTTGCTGTCACATTTCCTCGATAGCTACGCAAAGCATTGCAAATTTCCGTTGCTGGATCTACCTCGCCACCATTTGATGTAATTTCAAGTGTGACATCGGAGCCGTCCATTGGCAGAGACCCAATCACATCAGACGGCGAAACAACTGCTTGTCCAAACCAATCACGATAAATCCGAGCATCATCGTCATTAGTAATTGCACCATTAATTTTAATTGTCACTTGTCATCACCTCCCTTCGTTTGGTTAGTAAGTGGCTCGAACTCAGGTAAGTTATCTGGCAAAAAACCAGATCGGGTGAGTATAAATTGTGCCTGTTCTGCACCTAGCACCCCAGACTTAGCAAGATTTGATACCTGATTGATAAGCGTCGAGTCATCAACATCCAACATGTCTTTAATATCTAGCTCAAGGTCAGGTGCATTCATCTTCAAACGCAGCTCATCCACGATTGGATTAACATATGAGTTTAAGTTCGCCAGATATGTTGCCTTGATCTGGTCAATGTTGGAATGTTGGCTTTCAGTCGATGTGCCACCACCCAAAATGTCGCTGGGTACACCAAAGGCCTTGGAGATTTGGTCAGCAGAGTATGCTGAATTGTCAGCCAAGGCCTTAAATACATCCGTCTTCATTTCAAGCTGGGTATAATCGAATCCGTCCGGTAAAACCATCAAGCGACCGGAGTTATCACCGGTGTTTGCCTTCTCAAACTCTTCACGAGCCGATTCTAAGTCTTTACCATCGCTTAAATAGTTACTGATTGTAAGCTTTCCGGCTGGATTGATCTGATTTTCCATAGCGCTCATGTTGCTTTTAGAGGCTTTATCGTCCAAATTAAGGGCGTTTTGTAAGCTTTCTAAAGGCGATCGACCAATCAAATACCGATATTGTGGGTCTGGCATGAGCCTAAAATGCAGCATTTGGTCTTGCCTAAGCACCATTTGAGGACGATCATTGCTCTCCAAAACCGTATAAACAATGCCCATATTGCCTGGTAAATAGTTAATTTGGACGTCAGAATTAGGAATATGCTCCAGATTCTGCCCAACTAACGGGATATAATCATTGCCTGACAAACACAGCTGCATCAACGCACCTTGCCAAAAAGAAAACCGGCCTATCAAGCTGCTAGGGCTCTCAAGTCGGTTCAATGTCGCAGTATTTTCAGTTTTGAAGTGTGCCGAGGCAACATCGCTCGCAATACGATTGATCACGCTATAGACATTGGTGTTCTGCAGAGCAGATAGCGCTGAAACATAAGACAGCTGCATGCCGCCAACCGTGGTCGTGAAAAACGCAGGATTACTTGGATAAACCATGTTTTTGGCTTTACGTTTGTTTAAATTTCTAGGGGTTAGAAGTCCCATTTAACTTCACCCCCTTTCTTTGTCCAGAATGTAAGCAACTAAACATAGCTCAAAGCCTGCAACTAGATAACCAATAACAACGTTAAAAGTGAATGCTGCTACCGCAATCAGTGCCAAGCCAGTGATAAAGATCATCACCGTGCCCCAACTGCTGAAAAAATTGCTAATAATCTTTGCCATTATTTACCACCTCCAAACATTGCCTTGAAAAAGTCGCGTTTTTCCTGCATGTCCAAATCATTCAGCGGATTGTATCCCTCATCATGATAGTTTTCGAAATAGAACTTTGCCTGTGCATGGGCATTAATAAGCGCATCAGTCGTATCAATATGATCACTCGTGCGATTTTGACGGTCAATCTTAACCGAACCGCCTCGATCTTCTACCAACACAGCGTTGTTCAGCCCATCAATAAGTAGGGGATCGTTCAGCATCGAAATGTTGCCATTAATAAACAGATTCTGAAAATCCTTGGTAGGTTCATTCAGCTTAAATGAGGTAGGGGGCAAAGGAAACCATTGCCACTGCGGCTGATAATGCTCGAGCTTCTTTTCTAGCCATTCACCATGGTTTGGATCAGCAATAATGAATTTTACTTTGAGCCGATGTTGATTAACATAATCAACCAACCACTGGTAAACCTGATCGGTGTTGATTACGCCTGATGCAAGATTGGTGATGTCAACGAAGCCTTCATCTTGCAATTTAAGGTAATCTAATCCGTCCTGTTTCGACTTGGCTTCAATGGTTTTTGCCTGTGCGAAGGGAATAAAGCTGTGCTGCTGAACATGAAACATGTGTTTGTCATGATCAGTGTACGGATAAATGAAGCCAAAAGACGTATTGTCATTGGTCTGTGACCCGTCAAATCCGATGAACACATCACGTCCATTCACATCGAAATGGTCGATAATACTGCGCTGAATGTTGTCTAGGGACAAATAGCTGTTTTGAAATCGCCGGCTCCACAGATTTAGGGACTTATTGACGAAGGTTTCAAGTGTTCCCTCACGTTCGTTATCGTTGCGATCTTGATTAAGAGCCTTTTGAAGGTTGTCCCGTTTACTCTTTTGCAGTTCAAGCAGATTAGGATTAGACTTTGCCCATGTTTCTGGTTCAAATACCTCATCCTCCGAGTCCTGAGAATAAATTACTTGAAACACGTTGTCAGCGTCTCGAACGGCGTCATGCTCAATGGCAGCCCTAGTTACGTCTTCATCATTTTTAAACTTGACCTTGATATCAGGGTAAGCTGTTGAAATCTTGACAAACATTCGGTTCTTAATGCCATTTTGCCCAGATGTAATCTGCTTTAAGGTCTCATTCAGTGCTGGCCTCAAGTTGCCAATTTCATCATAAACAGCGATTGCATTATGGAAACTATCAAAGCCACCGCCCTGTGAGGTACCTTTTCGGATCGTGTTCTTAGTGTTTTTTGCAATAACTTGCGTGGTTTGAGCTTCCACGCCTCGCTCTCTAGCATCATCTGCAAAGTCCGGCAGGGATAAAATTGTCTTCGCCTGCAAAGACACGTCATTGAACAGCTTAGTTGCATGTTCGCTATCGTAACTGGCCACTAGCAAGTCCTGTGATGTCGCATTCCAGCAGACTACAAAGTAATAAAAGTTGATCAGGATAGAAGCAAGCCAAGTTTTGCCTTGCTGCCGAGCAATAGAAATATTAGAGGTCGTGAATCGAGTACCGTTGTCAACGGTTCGCCAACCAATCAAGCTATCAAGGATAAACGATTGCCATTTGAATGGCTGAATTTTCTTTGAGGTGTCGTCTGGATTAGGCAGCAACCGTGAAAAGTATTCAATTGCGTTGACCATGTCCGAGCTGTATTTGTAGGGGAAATCATCATTGCCAATTCTAAGCAAATCGTTTAAGTGCCGAATACATGCCAGCTGAACGTCTCTACCAGTCATGTACTTATCCGTAAACATCACGTCATAAGCGTACCTTGTCCCTGGATCATGGTACTTATCTAGCAACTTTTGATAGTC